TTGAAATGTACTGGTAAACAATTCCACGTTCAGTCATTGCTAAATAGTTCAGATAGTTAAGAATTGAACCTGTGTAAGTAGTGCTGGCCGCTATAGAACTTCCTGTGCCAACGTTTGCAATAGTCATTGCGGTTGGTAATAAATATGGAAAATAGGTTTGGAATTGTTGGCAGGTGCCTGTTTGTGGCAATGAAAGATTGGTTGCTTGTATTCGACCTGCGGCACCTAGCCAGTCGACTGCTGTGATAGTTGCCGTGTTTAATCCTGTGTTGCCTGGGTAATCAGTGAACGTTATTTCTTGAACCCAAAAATTGCTGTTGTAAACGTTCTGCATTTCAATGAGTCCGTAGGCAGATATTTGGTCACCATATTTGATGTTGGCCGCATAGTTGCTTGCGTTGTTGATTGTCAAAGACAATGTGCCACTGCTGTAGGAATCTAGATATTTTTCTCTACCTTGACGAATGTTTAGTGACAGAACTTTGCTGGTTATGTTTGTGTAAACGCCTGTGTTTGGGTTAATTGTGTTAATTGTCCATTCAAGTTTTGTCATCACATTGCCCTAGTGTTTAGCGGTACTGGGCCTGACTGGCGCACATACTGCTGTAAGGCTCGCACAATGCTGTTGGGGTCTCCACCGTTCACATTGACAGTGATACCGCCACCGCCGCCCAAACCAAACTGACCCATTTTTGACAGCGGTATAACGGCTTCAGGGCCACGGCCTTCACCAATCATTGCCAGGGTTGGGCCTGTCACTATGCCACCTTCGGCAAGCATGGGAATGTCTGGTACATCGAAACCTTTGCCACCAATACCAGGCACCCAACTGGGGACACTAAAAGACAGTTTGCCTACTGTGTTGTTCCACAGTTTGGCTATCGCATTAAACGCTGTTTTGAATGGGCCAAAAATGACGTCAGCAACACCACCCATGATTGTACCAATGCCCGTTTTCATGACACCTAAGAAATTCCAAATGTCATCTTTAAACTTCATGACAAAAGCAAGCGCCCAACCAAACGGCCCAGTAAGAACTGCGAGCAGTAACGGCCAGTTGTTTTTCACCCAATCAAAAACAAATTTGATGGCGCCCCAAAGTTTGTCAAATCCAATTTTGATTGCGTCAATGGCAATACCAAAAATGTCAAACTTCATTTGCAAAGCAATCAGGGCGGCAATGATTCCCAAAATAACGACTGCACCAGTGGCCACCCACAAGGCACTAAACGATGTCGCAAGGATTGCGTTTACAGCAGAAGTGATTACGGTTAAGGCGTTCCATGCGGCCATGGCGGCGTTAGTCAAAACGACAGCTGCGGCAATGCCACCAATGACAGCACCCAGGGTGACAACCAAACCAACATTGTTACTAATCCAATCACCCATGGCCTGAAACGCTGGCAACAGTTTTTCTACTATTGGCAAGATTGCCGCACCAACAGATTCTTTGAATTCGCCCATCTGAATAGAAAACGATTTCATTTTGCCTGAAGCAGTGTTAGCGGCAGTCGAAGCCTGACCTTTAAAAGTTTCGCCCAATGCGGCAAACACTTCATCAGTAGTTGCGCCGTTTTCAATCAAACCTGCCAGGGCTGGGTCAAGTTTCTTCAACGGGCCTAGTTGCCCGTTAAAAGCCTTTGACAGGGCGTCAGATACAGCACCTAAGTCTTTGCCTGTACCGGCAGAAATGTCTAGCGCCAGTCCTAGTAAGTCTTGTGCTTTGGTGACGTCACCAGTACCACGGACAAGTTTGTCTAACGCTGGGCGTAACTCATCGTCAGACACAGCGGCGGCTATTGAAGTTTGAGTAATAAACTTTTCTACGCTGGCAATTTGGGCGTCAGTTGCACCCGTGGTGTTTTGAAGGCTTGTAGCAAGTAACTGTGCGGCCTTGTCATCTTCCATGAACGCTTTGACGGCGTCGCCACCTGCAACCGCTAAAAAACCCAAAGCGGCAGTTGCTGGCACTGCGGCTTTACTAATAGCAAACTGGGCTTTTTGTCCTGCTGTCTCAAGGTTTTTAAATTCCCTAATTGCACGGTCAATGCCTTTAGCGTTTAGTTCTGTGACTATCGGAATAGAAATAGCCATTAGATCACCTTCATATGTTGGTTAACGCTACGCATAATTTCTTCAATCAACTTTTTCATGTTGTCTTGCAGCTCAGGTGCGGCACGTTCGTACGACTTCCACATGACACGGCTAGGGCTTCCAAATCTGGCACCCAGTACAGTAATCATTTGTTCACCTTGTGGCGTTTTGGCACGGCCTGACAAGTCGAAAAGTGCGGCGCCTTTGCTGTTCCATTTCAAACCAAACGTGTTGGCTTTAGATTTCTTGCCTGACACAAACGGTTTAATAAGTTTGGCTTGTTTTTCACCATTCCACGGCAAAAGGCTGGTGGGGTCGGGTGCGGCTTTGCTGTACAAATCTCTTTGAGTACCACGGCCCACAAGGCGTGACGTCTGCCCTTTGGCTTCGGCTTTGGCTTGACCACCAACGTTGTATTGGCGTTTCCAACCTGACATTGGGGCGGTACCAGGCAAATGGGCTTGTGCGTCTTTAACGATTGGTTCAACGATTGCGGCGTATTGCCGTGTGATCTCACGCCGATAAGTTTTGTCGACACCGTTTAAATATGCCAACGCTTCTTTAACACCTACAACTTGCAGTGTTGTGTTGACATACGACATGGCTACTTTCGGCTTTCGTTGATGACCTTTATAACTGTTGTCAGGTCGTTAATGTCAAACTCTACTTCAGGTGGCCAGTACCCTGTCGCCGCAAGCAGTTGCGCTAGTGCGTGTCGGTAGGTACTGGCAAGGTAGGGCGGTCGGGTTCATCGCTGACTACTTCAAGCACCACCAGTTTCTTAATGAAGTCATCTAGCACCACCGGCACGACAACGCCGTGTTGTTGGCATGCCTGGTGGGCTAAATACGCCAAGTCTTCAATACCAATGCCGTTGGACATGTCTGAAGCCTTACGCTTGAATTTGCGTTCCCACGAAACGATTGTGAAAAGGTTGGTGCTTACTTCGACTGGGCCTTCGCCCTGGTCGACTCTAAGTGTTAGTTGCATGTCGGGCCTTTGCTGTTTGTGTTGAGATCAGGAAACTACAGTGCTGAGAACGCCACCCTTAAAGGTGATACTGATGGTGCTTAATTCGCCCATGGTTGCGTCGATCACTGGTAATTCTTCAAGATAAGCGCCCACTAGTTCAAAGCGTGGTTCTGTGGGGCTGGCCGTGGTTAAGCCTGCAACGGTGTTTGAAACTTTCACTGTGGTGGTCGTGCCAACAAGAGCTGCAAGAGTTGCGTACGTTTCGGTTGCCGCATAGGACATGTACAGTTCCATGGTGATTTCCTGGTCAAAAAGCCCAGCCACGTACACCCTTGAAGTAGAACCAAACGCCGTTGATTCCAACGCCGAAGCACGGTTGGTGACGGTGCAGCTTGTGCACTGATCTGTCAACGAAACGCTGTTGACCATTACGCCTGGGTTTGAAAGGTATGTCGAAGTTGCCATGGGTTAATCCTTCTTTGTGTGTGCTTTAGTTTTAGCAGATTTTGGGGCTGGGCTGTCGCTAGGCATTTCATCAGATTTGATAAACCCGTGCGCTAGTAACGCTTCAATGTTGGTACCTGCACCAGGCACAAACTCTTCGCCTACGGTGCCGATCTTGTCGCTAATGATTGTGTATTTCATTTTCAACCTGTCTGTGCTTGCATGTCAATGGATAGATCATAAGCGGCAAAAGTTTGGCCACCAATTGGCACATAGCCAGGGCGCCCAGATTTCACGGCCACATTCTTTGCTAGCACCTGCGCACACATGCTTAAAACGTTGCGTAAGCCGTCTAAATTGCCTGGCCCTAGTGTTACTACTTTTACCGAAAAATTCATGGTGACAATGTTGTAGTTAAAGGCGTCAAAACTGGGTGCGTCAATGAACACGCAAGGCGGGTTGATCTTCTCAGGGTCAAACACCACACGCAAACCTGTGATCGTTGCCAGTGTTGTTGCCAGGTCATCTATGGCTTCGTTGAAAAGGTCGGTGTATGCCATTACGCAACCGCAGGCCGTGGGATACCGGCTAACTGTTTGATCAGTGGTGACAGGCCCGATACTGCAGCTGTGCCCATATCTGAAAAACTAGAAAACTGGTCGATAGCACCGCGCTGTCGATATATGGAACCGCCCATCATAATTGTGGCCAGCTCTACATCTGCACTGGGGACAACGGTCAGTTGGTCGGTGTACCCAGATTCTTGACGCCTACGAAAAATGAAGTTGTTGGCGCTGTTAGCACACTGAGTTAAGAAAGCCGTTTCGTCTACGCTTGCCAACGCAATGCCCAACCATGTACCAATCTGGGTGCCTGTAATCCATGTGCATGTCTGCGTGTACTGCAGGGTGCCACCAGTGACAGCGCCACGGGTAATGTCATCGCCTGCTTCATAGAACATGACCTGGTTAGGTATTGACCAGTTGTAATCAAACAGCAAGTCGCCTTGTGAGTCAACACCAATGAAGTAGTACTCAGGTAATGCGTAGACGGTATAACTGCCGTTGGGTGGGTCAGTCAATCCTGCAATGGTGACAGGTTGCCCAATCGCCACGTCAGGTTCAGTCAGCGTTTGGACAACCACATAGTTATCCAACCGCTGCTTGAAAGTGATTTGGTATGTAGCCATAGGCGGCTAACCGCCTTTCGGAATCAGGCCTGGGTGATCTTGCGAATCATGCTTGAGTTAGCAGCAAAGACTGCTGCGTAACCGTACATCGACATGGTGCGTGAAACCGTGGTGGGGTTTTCAACACTGAGCAAGCCCTGGTCTTGACGGTAGATTTCGTAAGCGTTGGCGTTAAAAATGACCATGGTCTTAGCGGCGAAATTCTTGTCAACGATGATCTGCAAGCCCAACGGGTTTGAACCTTGCCATGAAGTTGCGTCACCCTTACCAATGGTGTTGAAACCGTTCAGGCCACCGCCGGTGTAACCAAAAATCGGTCGGTTTGTCGAGTCGACAAGCTGCATCATCAACCCCCAGGTGGCTGGGTCAACTGCGATATGGGTTGGCAAGTAGTTGGTGGCGGCAACCGTGGTGACTGCGCAGTCGTAGATTGACTTCAGCAAGTCGGTGACTGACAAGTCCCAAACACCATCGCTGGTTGCGCTTGACACAAGGGTGTCACATGCGTAGTTGTCGATAGCGAGAAGATACTGGCCTGCAAGGTCTTGCATGATGATTGCCATGGCGGCGGGGTCACTGAACGCAACCGTCTGGTATGACAACGTGGTGCTGCCAGCGAAAGTTTTTTTGGTGACGGTGTTAGCGGCAATCACGCTGGTGGTTGCCGATACTGCGTCAAACTGTGCCGATTGTTCTGCGACTGACGGGTGGGTTGTCCAAGTCGGGCGAATGAAAGTAGCGCCTGCGCCACCGCCAGGCATTGCACGGGTACCGACTGCGGTAAGCAATGGCGAAATGTAGTTGATGTCAGCAAACACTGGGCCAAGAATCGGCACGGGAATTACACCAGGCACGTTGCCAGTGGTGACATCGCCAGCGGCAGCTGCGATATCTGACTGGTGGTAACTGCGGTAGTCGTTCCAAACCTTTTGTGCGTTAGCGGCTTCAACGCCACCCTTGTGCATTGCGGCCACGAATTCTGCAGCGTTCGGCAGGCGTGGTTCACGCTTTGCCTGGGCAAAAATTGGTGCCGTGGGAATTGCGACTTCTTCAACAACTGCGGGGCTGTTTTCCATTTTTGGTTCTTCCTTTTGTTCTTCGACTTGTGGCGCTTCCGCCGCTACTTGACTGATAGTACTACCCTTAAATGCGGCTGTGGGGACAAGGCTGATCTCTAACCAGT